ACGGGAGGTAATCCTTCTTCAATTGCCGGTAATTCTTCCTCAGTAATTGGTTGTGGCTGTTTTAAAGAAATTTCATTGCCTAAACCTGCAATTGGTTCTCCAACGATACCTTCATCAATTAATTTTTGTATTTCAGGTTTTATTGTCTGTATTGTAGTTGGTTTCGTTATAGGTGTAGTTGTAATTTCTTCAGTCTTCTCAGGAGCAACTAAATTAATTGGTTTGTCCGTAGTAATATTTAAAGACTCAGTAGTTATTGATTTTGTATTAATTCCATCAGTTAACGACTTATCTAAATTATCAAGTGTATTCTCAAGTGAACCAGTATCTAATGTTTGTGGATAAATTATACCTTCTTCTTGTAGTGGTGTTTCATTTGGTAATATTTTTTCTTCTTCTTGTGTTTTGTATATAATACCTTCTTCTTGTAGTGGCGTCTCATTACCTAAAATTACTTCTTCTTCAGTTCCTTTTGGAATTGTAATTGTTGGTTCTATTGGGTTTGTTTGGACAGCCTCTGTAACACCTTGGGTTTTTGTTTCAACTGTTGATGTTGGGACTTCAACATTAATATTTTTTGTATCAATTGACTCGGTTTTAAATGTTCCACTTGTAAATCCTCTCTCTTCAGCCTTTCTTTCCTCAGGTAAAAATCCTATTACTTCTTCCTCTTCTTTTTTTGTTTCTTTATTGATTATTTTATCAAAATCAATTCCCCACTCAGTTAATTTTTCCTTAATCTCATCAGGTAAAGTACCAAAAGATTCTGATAATTTTTTTAATGTTTCTTCATCAAAAGCATCTATGAGTGCCTTTACATTATCTTCACCCATAACATTTGTTGCCGATTCTAAAACCGCCGTTCCCATTTCTCCGCCTGCGGTTTTTTTGAATTTTGTGGCATCATCTAATAAAGCATATAATTCTTTAGTACCTGCTTCTCCAGATTCAACTTTCTTTAAAGTTTCCTCAATTTGTTTTCCTAAGTCATCTGCAGCAGCAGAAATTGGACTTTTTTCACCACCTTCTCCTGGTTTTAATCTTTTGTAGAAAGGTTCTCCTAATTTTTCATTTAAAGTTTTGTTAAGTAAAAGAATTTGTTCTCCTAATTTGGAGGCCCCCACAGTAAATCCTGTTGCCTTAGATACTGCTTCTGTATTTTTATCAATACTTGTTGCAACATCTAATTGAGACTTTGCTAATTCTTCAATTCTTTTTGGAATTGCGTCTGGGTCTGTGGGAGTCTTTTCTTCTTCTCCAACTAAAGCCTTTCTAATTTCTTCAGGATTACCTTTAGTAGCAACCATTAATTCTTGGATGCTTTTTTCAATAATGTTATTGTTTTCGTCCTTTATCTTAACTTTATATTCACCACCCTCTCCCATTGTTGCAACATTAGCAATGAGAGATTTTGTTTCATCATCTATATTAAATCCTGAAAAATCAATTACAGAAAGTTTTTCCCCAATCTCTCTTTCAGCCAATGCCATTTTTTCAAGTGAACCTCTAGCAATACCACTCTCGGCACTAATTTGCTTTAAAATTCTAATACCTTGTGGACTAATCTGCGATTTACCTGTTTCCTTATTAAATGTGGTATACTGAGCAACAGCACCTGCGATTTCTTTTTGGAGTCCGGCAACATCGTTCTGAGCCATATCCATAAGTTTCAAAGGATTTAAAAGTTTTTCTGAGGTAACTCCTAATCTTTGGAAGGTCGCTGACATTTCAATGGCCTTTTCAGGGTCCATGAGTCCATCGGCAAAATCCATAGTCTCTTCCATTCCAACTCTCAAAGTTTGAGACTGAGCGGCCATTTTGGCAAGTCCTTCAACACCCCCTTGGAAATTAAACCTATTTAACTTATCTAAATTTTTAACTACAAGGTCAGAAACCGCTCTAGCATTAACACCCAAGTTATTGGAGACTTCTCTAACTTTGAGCATTTCTGAAGAAATGTCTTTTAAAGACATCCCAACATTAATAAATCCAGCTTGTAACTCTTTTGTTGCAACACCTGTTATTTGTGAAACCCCAAATAACTCTTTTGATTGGTCAGCGGTTAAGACAACATTTCGCCCTAAAATATCTTGAGTTTCTTTTTGTATATTAAGAGCGTCCTCTTGAGTACCTCCTAATTTAATAATCTCAAGAGCGGATTCTGCAAATTCTTTCTTAATCCCTTCGGCAAGATTTCTACCTTGCCCCATGTTATTAACTAACTTCTGTACCGATTGGTCAACAAATACAATACCTTCTTCCATGGTTGGAAGAAAGTCCTTTACTAAACCAGTAAGTGAACTTGTTCCTTTTTCAAGACTTAAATACTCAACAGCCTTGGCTTTAGTGGTTTGTTGTACTTCTTTTGGATTTGCATCTTGCATACTTAATAAATAATCTTAAAACTATTTTTTTGGAGTATTGTGCTCAATAATTTTATCAACCAAATATCTCCTCTGAAATATTGGCATTTTATAAAAGTCAGAATACGAAGTATGCAAATACTTGGCCAGTAAATAATATTGGTCAAGTAATGATAACATGTACTTAGAAGAAAGGGCGAAAAAACTCAGCCCCGAAGGCAATCCTCACTGTTACTTTTTTTCCTGATGGTGCAGTTACCTCTCGGTTCAAATCAATTCTTGGTTCATTTGTTTTCAAAAAATTTGAAATATATTTTGAATCCATGATTGGCATTTGCTCAATAAATTTAGAAATTTCCCCTTTGTCTTGACTTCCATTAACCTCCACGATTTGTTTTGCAAGTCTCCAAGTGGCTTTAGGTGCAATCATTGACGATGGATATTCATCAGCCATTCTTTCAAGGTCTGTTGTTTCTCCATAACTAAGAGGTCTCAATTTAACTTGTGCTCCTGATTTTGGAAGTTTTGTCTCATAATAACCATTATCATCTGGGTCAACTTCAGGTTTTTTAAATGAGAGAGCGTCCAAAAGAACTGACTTTTCAAACTTATTACCTGTATCAGGGTCAGTTAAAGTGAAATTATATTCAGGTCCAAATGAAGTGTTTCTTAGAAACAATAAAATTGCCTCAATATCACCCTCAAGCATATCTGAAGGATTCAATTCAGGTTCATAAAGTTTACTTCTAACAAGTCTCAAAATAAGTTGTTCTCCTGATAGTTTACCAACACTACCCAAAAGGTTTTCGTCTGCGGCGGTTAGATAACCAACTTTAACACTTTTTTTCTTACTTTTATAGAATTTACCTTGACTTGGTAACATAACCACGTCGTGTGGTAAATTAAAATTTTCTTGTCCTGCTATAATTTCGTTCATAATTTTTTTTTATAAAAAAAAATCCGCACAAAGTACGGATTTGTAAATAGTATTTTAAAAAAATATTAGTAAACAAGTACACAATAGTCAGGACGAAGAGTTGCAACAATCTTTGCAAGACCATCTTGACCATAATCAAGACCTTGGAAGTCAACATCAGTTAAGAAAGTTCCAACCAAAATCCATTTTTCCACAACAACACCTGTTGGGTCTAATAATTGGAGCGTAACATCCTTCTTATAACCAGCCGCGTAACCCATACGACCTGTTACAGATTCAGCATGTAAACGAACCCATTCCATAAGTGCTTGAGCGGCAGATGGTCCGATTGGGTCACGGAAAGTACAGTTAATTGTTCCCCAAGTGTATCTACCTGCAACATATCTTTCAGTGTTCAAGAAAGGAATTGCAGTTGCTCCGATTGTAATTTTTGGACGAGAGGTAGATTCAACATACCACTCATTGATGCCGAGTTCCGATGGAAAGCTAAGAATGAATCGGTTCATCCTTTTGGGTTCATACGGTATCGGCATTTTCATCAGTAAATCAGCCATTTTTTTTTGTTTTTTTAAATTTTATTTTTATTCTTTTTTTATTATAAATAGTGTTGGTTTGAAATTTTTCTATTTACTTTAATTTTTTTTTAATCAAACTTACACTAGTCTTACTCATAAATATATTAATATTTCTTTTTTACTCCTCCATGTGTAGAATACATTTGAACAATATTATCTGGGTCATCTTTTAATGCACCTTTCATCTTTTCTAGGTTTCTTAAATCATCATCAGAAAATCCAATTGTAGGAATAAATTTATTGCTTACATCATTTTTAAGGTACGGAGTTTGCCCAAGTTTTTTTGACATGTTAATCACATACCTTGAAAACTCTTTTATTGCATCAACTTTTCCTTGTTCAGGATTTTGTGCCGAGCCTTGTCCATAAGTAACAGGATAATATTTGTTCATATTTAAATATTGTTCTACTAACTCAGAATCACTAACTTCATCTTCACCAGCAATTTCTCTGTATTTTTTTAAATTTCTTACAAGTTCTTTCTTTGAAAGTCCCTTATAACCAACTTCTATAAGATTTTCTATAGCTTGTTTGATTGTCTCAGGAGAGTGTCCTCTTGCCGTTATAATAGAGAAAATTGACCCTCCGTTAATACATTCCACAAAATCATCCCAAGCCGGACCAGTTTTTCCTAACAGAGAATCAATTATAAATTTTTTATTTCCCGCCTCTGAAAAATTTCTAAAAGGATTTTCAGCAAAACCAACTATAGTCTTACCTTTATATTCAAAATCTTCTTTGCCGATTTTTGTTCTATGTTCGGCAAAATCTTCCGTTCCCATACCAACTTCGTTTCCTTCAGAATCCTTTAAAATAATCTGAGTTGGCATATACATTAAATTATCATCCCAGTCAAAAGCATAATACTTTAAATCAGGAGTTAATTCTTCTTTAAAACCTTCTACTAACTTTAACTTCATAACAATAAATATATTAAAAATAAAAAACCCCCTGTTTCCAGAGGGTTTTTAAATTTATTTGTTTTAAATATTAGATATTTTCAAAACTTGCGCCTTGTGGAGTGATAATGAACTCAATGTCAATAAATTCAAGTGCCTTAGTTGGCTTCAAGAATATACGTCCTGACATTTGGTTAGTGTCAAAATCAGCTGGGTCATTAGAAACAGTTACACGGAAGTCAGTGATACCACGGTCTCTTCTGATAGCATCCAAGATTGGGTTTACTGAATCCAAGAACTGTTGTCTTACAACTGCGTCGTTTTGTTCAAACAACAATCTAATTGCCACTGCTGAAATCAACTTACGAGCTTGTAACAACAAACGTCTTACGTTAACTCTGTCAAGAGGACTTTCTCTAACTTGGAGAGTCTTGTTACCCCAAATTACAGTACCAACGTCGTTGAATGTTGCAATTGGGTTAAGTCTTCCTTGGTAAAGAGTATCTCTATCAAGTTGAGTAAGTCTACGTCTTGCTCTTACTGAGTTAACGATACCTCTTGTGTAACCTGCGGTTGCGAACCAAGGGAATGCGATGTTATCTGTAAGTGCCAAGTTACGACATACTTCAGCTGTTGCTGGAATATAGATTTGAGTGTTATATACACTGTCACGAGTCAATACCCATGGGTAGTAAGTGATAGTGTAGTTTGAGTCAATGCTAGCATCTTCCAATGCAACAACCGCATCTTGTGGATATACAAAGTTATCCATAGAACTTGAAGGTTGTAACAAATCAAAGTCAGGTGTTGTTGTAACGTAAATTGAATCGGCTCTATCAATTTCAACCATATCAATTGCTGCTCTTACTAATTTGTAGTTATTAACATAATCAATACCCGGAGTTGCAAATACGTTAATATTAATAATACCAGGATTGTTAAATGATTGAATACCAAGTAAGTATGCGTAGTAGTCAGTATTTGCGTAGTCAGATGTGTTATCTTCTACAGTAATTTGTCTAAACGCTCCCCATCCTGATGCATTTGCATATGGTTGGCAACCTGCTCTTGCACCATACAAGTAACCTGTTTTACCAAGTACAAAGTCATCACTATTAGTTCTGTATTCTCTGTAAACGTCCCAACCGTCAAAACCACCGTGAGGAAGTACGGTAAATTTACGAGAATAAGTTCTAAAGTATATTTCATTAGAGTTGGTTGGTTCATGGTTAAATTGACCAGCACCTACTTCAAACGCAGATTGACCTGATGTTGAGTATATTGATGAAATTAACACAACACTAGCTCCACTATCCATGTGGAAACCTTTAGTAAGGTATGACCAGTTATCATATGTTTGCTCAGTACAAGTCCAACCCGAAGGATTTTGTTTACCTTTGTAATCAAAGAAATTAACGTCCCATCCAACAGATGTACTAAATCCAAGATAACTTCTTCTGATGTTATCACCAGAACTAATTACTTCATTATCTACACCCAAAATAGTGCCAAATGGTGGATTGTATAATGTATCACCAGGTGCGTTATATTGAGTTTTATAAATTGGGAAAGGAGGAGTTGCCGTTGAGTAATTTCTAATCAAGTATCCTTCAAACCCTGCAGGAAGTGCGTCAGATGGAGCATCTTCGTTTACTTCAAGCATAACATATTTAGAATTAATTGCATATTCACCGTCAGCCGTACCAATCTTTTTAGCAACATAGTTGTTTAAAGATGGGTTCATTGAACAGCTTGTATACTTTTCTAAAATTACAGGATTTGCGTCACTATCATTATAATCTCTAACAAGTACATCAAATGTCATAAGGTCAAACGACATATTTGCAACTGATACTTTAACTTCTCTGTTTGATGAGTTACCATCAGAAATAGTAATATATCTAAAAAGTTGATATACTGTGTTACCACGAAGTTCAGAAACAACCCATGGAGAATAAGCGGTTTGATATCTCTCCAAATAGTTAGCAATAGAGGTTGAACCATTACCTTGAGCTTGCGGTAAATAGATTAAACTAGATTTTAATCCTCTAATATAACCTTTATTATACCCATGGTATAATAATGTTGGGAATCTTTCCTCAACAAACAAAGGAACGTCAACTCTATTTTTTTGGAAGTTTCCAGTACCAAAAACTTTACTAATAAAGTTAGCATTAGTTTCATCCAATGAAACTTCAAAAGAAGTTACTGCCGCATCTTTATCAGTAATAGAAACTCCAAATGTACCATATGGATTTTCGCTAGTGCCTGAATAAGAACCTGTAAAATCTAAAGTTACAGAGTTTCCAGTTACCTGATATTGTGGCCCATGTTTAGTAGTTGAGTATTCAGTAATACCTCTTGAACGTAATGTTGCCATAATAACGTTATCATATTCGGCATAAGAAGTTCCGGCGTAAGGATAAATTTGGTAAGTAAATTCACCTGTAGGCGTTGTACCTGGAGTATATGATGTTATTGTTGCATACCAAGAATAACCTGAATATGTTCCTGCACCATCCGGAGTAAATGCTCCATAATACCATGGGTCATTATAAGCATTTGTAAGTGTATTTGATGAATAAACATTACCATTAACCCCAAAATTATTAGTAACCGTTCTACTTCCAATGATAGTTGCACCAGATGAGTGAAGTGAACCCCAAAGACTAATTGTAGTTGCACTCAAACCTGGATTACTTACAATTGAGAGAATGAATGCATCCAAATCTTGTTGGTAAGATGAGGTACTACCATCAAACTTTATATAAGGTGTAGAAAATTCGGCTCCAGCTGAAGTTCCTGTAAAAGTTCCGAAATTTGTTGTATAACTTACAACTGAAGTTCCTGTATTTACTGTAAAAGTAACCTGCGCCGC